ACAATAATCGTGTCATTGGCGCTGATCAACGAATTGGTCAGCGTAAACGACACCGCAGTCGCCCCTGCCAGCGCCGCGTTGTTCATCGTGATGCGGCCCGCAGACTTGTTCAGGGTAACCCCTGTAGTCTTGTCTGTGGCTTGCGTCACCGTACCTTGTGCTGCGGTCGAGTACCCGAGTTCCTGGCTTGCATAGCAAGTCGTGAATTCGGGATCGCTGTACGCAACACCTATCGCTTGAGTATTGGGCATGATGAAGTCTCCGTGAGAATGCCCTCGGATTGCTCCGAGGGCGATTCAATTAGGCAATGCGATAGAACGACCAAGAACCGTCGCCGGTCTTGCGTGCGCGCCAGAGGCCCGAAGTCAGCGTCGCCGAAGTCACCGTACCCACCAACGTCCAGCCAGTACCCACGGCAATCGTGAGCGTACCTGCGCCAGTGTTGATAAAGCTGACGTCGAAGCAGCTGTTGACCTTAGCACTGGAAACCAGCACTTCAGTGTCGGCCACGGTCGGCAGCGTGATGGAAGCGGTTGCGCCGCTGTACACCACAATACCGTTGGTCAACTCAGCAGCGGTCAACGTCGCAGCAGCGGCCTTAGCAACCGGAGCCGCCTGGACGCCAATATTAACTTCAGAAAGATTGCCATCACCAATCTGATAGCCACCTGCACCATTAGGAAGAGCCATGATTAATACCTCACAAAATTGAAGAAACGCCCCAGCCGGTTAGGACTGGGGCATCAAGGGTTAACCCCAGAGGCGAACGGCCATCTGCGGGCGAATCACGCTAAAGCCGTACAGAACGTCAATACGACACGGCATACGGTCGTTATTGATGTCGTACTGGCGCACAACACGCATCGAAATGCCGTTGTGAACTGCGCGAGAAGCCATATCGACACCCTGCGGCATCAGAAGATCGGCAGTGGCGAACGTGATGGCGTCCTTGTGGTACACCAGGTTCTGCGGGTAAGCGGTCGCCGCCGAACCGAGCATCGTCACTACAGCACTGGCCGCCGGGAAGGCGTCAATGGTAGCCAGAGCCTGATCGGCAGTGTACATGGCGGGGCTGACCGACAGCGTAGCCGTGGACGAACCAGAAGCCGCCGCCGTAACGACGAACTGCTGAAGCGAGCCGGTGGTTTCGCGGGTCTGCGGGTTGACCGCATACACGCCAGCCACGGTCAATACGTCGCCCACGTTCCAAGTCTTGCTGGAACCAGTGAAGCTGATCGCCAGCGAGGTCGAACCCTGCGTGCTAACAGCCGAGGTGACGGTGATCGCGGTGCCCCAGTTACCCGTGGTGTACTGCTTGATCGACTGAGACATATTGATCTCATCGAAGCCCAGTACGCCCTCGCCCATCATGCCGTTCTTGAACTGCTTGCTGATGGTGGAAGTCGGGTTGAACAGGCCCTTCATGCCCTCGACCAAACCGGCGTTGGCAGCCGGATTGACGGTGGCATAACGTGGCGACATGACCGCAGCGGCTTCGTTGAGCTTCTGCTGCGCCTGCAACAGAACCAGCGAAGTGCTGGGGGTCGTGCCGGGAGTACCGACCGACTGGTAGACGTTCTTGAACGAGTTGGCAACGTCAGCGTCGATGCTGGAGGCCAACTGGCTGATACGCGGCTTAAGCACGCGCTCTGCGAAGTCGTCCAACTGCATAGTCAACTCGGCAGAGGTGAAGTTTACGCCGATGTGCTTCTGCGAAGAAACAGTCAGGGTGGTGAACTGCTCGTTGTCGTCCTGCACCTGAAGGGCAGCGCCGTCGGTCACCAGAGCGCGATCCGGCAAGCGGATACGCAGGGTTGAACCGATCTTAGCGCCGGAGACAGCGAAGCTGTCGTCGTACTGACGGTTTACGTTGCGGGTGATCACCAGGTTGTTCTCGAGGATTTCGAGAGCCTTACGGGTGATCATGTCAATAGTCAGAATGCTATTTGCCATGATGAAAAAGTCCTTAAATAAAAGTTAGCGGTTCATCTGCGCTTGCTGTTTCTTGATCTGGCGACGACGCTCGGCTTCAATCCATTCCGACGTACTCATGGTCTTCGTAGAACGAGGATCAGTCGTATCGTAGGACGGACTGCCGCTGGCTCGCGCCGTCACAGGAGTGATCGGTGCAGGTGCAGACGTAGTTCGTTTCACAACCGGATTAACGGCCACTTGGGCCTCAATCCTGCCAATTTCTTTGGCTTGCAAGAACGGCGACAGTTTGGAAATGCGATCAGCTTCCTTGGGATTGATACCGAGGTAGTACGCTACATCGGGGCCAATGTCCGAAGCCTGAATCGTCTGGGCCATCACGCTAGTGATTGGAAGCGACGGGTTGTACGCGACTTGCTCAAAGTCATCGTACTTATTGCGTGCCTCTTCTTCCTTCTCGTGATACGCCTCAAGGAATTGAGCCTGCTGGCGCTGGGCCTCTTGCTGCTGGATTAACTGATGAGCTTTCTGGGTAACCAACGCATCCGCGTAGGCTTCCGGCGACTCAAACTGATCCAGCGAAGGGGCCTGCTCCGTGACGGGCGGCGGGGGTACCGCTGCCTTTTGGGCTTGCATCCTCTCCCATTTGCGCTGCTCTCTACCAAGCCGCTTACCAATGGCTGCGTCCAGTTCTTCCTGAGTGAAAGTTTTGGCCGCTTCTACTGGTTTTTCTTCCGGCGTCTCAACATCGAACGCAGGAGAGGCCGTCTCTACCTGTTCCGGCGCGGGAACTTCCGCTATAACTTCCGAGACTTCTTCAGTCATAAATAATTTGATTCCAGAGAATCCCTGATGTTCCGCATCAGTACGGTTTGAATCGATCTTACTGCCTAGGGATTGCTAGGCGCAAGGTGTAAATTTGCGGCGGCTTCCTGCGCTGCGCGGTAGGCCGCCACCACTTCCTCGGTGTGCGTCAGCGCACAGATGGCCTTTACTTGGTCGCCCTCGGCGCTGTAGTCGTCGCCAGGCTTGAAGTAGTTGCCCTTGACCTGCTCGGCAAAGGGCTTGCCATCCTCGGTAACGGTGACCACATAACGCACGGCGACAGTCTGGTCAGCCAGTACCTCAATGCGGTCAACAACGGTTGTTTTTTCAAACATGGCAATCCTTACATTTGCTTTTGTGGTTCAACAATAACTTTGCCGTTATTGTCCGTCCAATCAGCTTTTACAATATCTGCATCGTGCCGTTCGCCAATCACTAGCCACGACACGGCGGCGTTTGATTCAGCGTTTTGCGATTGAATTGTTAGTACGTTGCCCGTAATTGACCCTTTCACCGCGTCCCAATTTGTTTCGTTTGTAGTAAAACATTGAAGATTTGTATTTAAAGCTAAAAACGTCCCTTCAGTCATTTTTGCAGCTTCGTCTAAATTGACAGACGCAGATCCGTTAACCAGTTTGACTTGGCCTCGATACAAATTATCAGCTTGCGGCCCTTCAATAAATGAATGGACAAGATAGTGTGTAGAGTTTAAATCCCGCAAAGGATGGTTAATTTTGAAACTGCCAGATGTCTTAGATAGAGAGCCATTGACTGCAAGGCCGCCTGAGCTAACCGTCCCTATATTTGTAGTTCCATTTCGAAGGTATATATTTTTTGCAGCGCCTACTGCCGTAACATAGACATTATCTGAGTATGACTGAATGGATAAAGAGTCATCAGTTCCAGAACCTTCAACTGCGGATTTTTTTCCTACTACAGATTTAGACACGCCTAAAGTTTGCAGCAATAGTGTGCCGCCTTCAGCCGTTCCACTATTGGAATTAATAGCTACTTTTGGTAGAGATGCTGTATTGCTACCAACAAACACTTCACTTGCCGCATTTAATTGCGACAAATACATTGGGACGTTATAAAATATTTTTGAAAAAGAAAAATCATAAATAAATTGCTGATTAATTGTTGATTGCGGCCCCAGATTCCCCCAATAAGAATTCCAAATTACGCTATCAACAGTAAGTCCTGTCCATACGCCGGTTCCAGATACGGCCCATGCGTAGCCGCCCGTCAATGGCGTTGCTCCAGTATTTTCCCAACCGCCAGATGAAAAAGTAAAATTTTCTGCTGTGCCTGACGCAATTTCAATAATATTCAAACTTGGTTGCGAATTTGGAGACACATATTGAGCGTCAAAATTTGTTTTTGCAAAATAGTGGTTTGAAATTTTTGACCCGCTACCAGAAGCAGAGCTTTGCATACGGATAGCATTTGCGCCTGGCGTAATTGCCGACACGCCTCTAATTTCTAACTGGATCCAAATACATTCGTTGATAAACGCCCCGGTTGATCCGGCCACTTCCATGCGAACGCCGTGCCGACCAGATGTTTGAGTGATTACTTGAAAGGTGCCATTTTCTACAAATTGATTTGTAGAACAATAAATGGCAAACCCATCTCGAACAGAATTTTTGATTACAACATTAGTTATGAATGGCGTATCCGATGCTTGTAGCACCACGCCGTCACGGCCTGTCGTATTGCAATCAACAATGATGTTTCGCAATTCAATTTGACGCATTGCTGCGCCATTAAGAACAACACAATCAGTTGACGCGCTCAAGCCATAAAATTTAATTGTAGGTTTTCCAATTCCTACAAGTCGAGCGCCTTTGCCCGATTGGCCCAATGTTAACGTAGATGTAATCTTGTATGTGCCCGGCGGAACAACAAGAACACCATCATCAGAAATTGAGTCAATTGCCGCTTGAATAGCGATTGTATCGTTTGCAACGCCATCGCCAACAGCACCAAAATCTAATACGTTTACGGGCGCACCCGTAACCATTGCATAAGAAACTTTTGTTAGCGACATGATCTATCCTTAAACAAAGTAGGTAATGGTTACACCAAGAAACTTAGTCGCACCTGCCGTTAGTTGCGGTTCCGTCCAACCAGCATCATCTGCCATGCTCTGAAACAAAATTTTTGTCAAACTTCCAACAACAACTGCGACGTTATATTTGTTGGGGACATCTAGTCCATACGATTCGCACGAGCCAATAAAGTGATCGTTTGTGGTGCCTTTGGGTGTAAACGGCAGCCCGCGAATTTCCATATTTCCAGAACCGCCCGTCGTATTGACATTTACAAAATAAATTTGCACCGTAACTTGACGGCCAATTCGCGTATACAACCCCGTTGCAGTTACGGGTGTAGTGGGATCGGTGGTTTGTCCCCCCAAGGTGCCCGTCCAAGTACCTTCTTCATACCAGTTCAGCAACTGGCTTGTCATACCCGCAAGCGGGGTGTTAGCGGTGAAGTTGATGCCTTTGGCCGCCGCAGGTGTAAAACCATTAGTAGTCATGTCGCCAACAACAACGCCTGCGATATTAAATTGAACTTTTGACCCAACAGGGGTTGTAGCTAATTGCAAAAAATTTGAACCATTGCTCCAAAAAAAGTTTGCAAAATTTTCAGCGTTGTTACCGCCTAATAAGAACCCGCCATTAGTTGCCCCCGTGCCGCCATAGACGCTTAGATACGTATTTGCAGCGCTATTTGTAACGCTAACTTGCGTTCCACCAATTGAATACGCGCTTGTGCCCGATCCAAAAGAACTAGACAACGCAGACATAGCGCGTCCAGCCGTCAAATTAGCCACTGACACTTGTTTGGTTGTGCTGCTTTGAACAACGGGCAGAGTTTCCGTACCCGCCAAAGGCGTAGTAGCGGAAGTTAGTGCAGATATTTTAGTGTTGGCCATATAATTTAAATCATTCGGCCTTCAAAACGAGTGCGCCAATCAACAAGAGTGCTGCCAGACAAAATACTTACGGTTTTTGTTGACCCAGACACTACAACTTGCAAATACGCAGTGTCCGTTGCAGATAGGAAAACTGTAATGGATCCTTGCAGAAACACATAGTTGGCGTTTGTTTTTACCGCGCCAGGATTGATTGCGCCAAGCGTGTAAACGTCGCTAGTTGTGACAAGTTGCAAGTATGCAGAAGTGTGGCCTGAAGCGACATTGCCCAACGCCAAAGCACCGGTAAATTGATAGTACCCAAATAACGGCGCAGTAAAAATACCCGTGGCAGCGTTAAAACCAAGCCCAGCATCATATTCTTCTGTAAACGCGGTGGCGTTTAACGAAACAACTGTGCCATCGCCAGTTGCATTGGTTTGGTCACTGGTTACGCCGGCTGCGAAAGCACCGTTGTCCGCACGAACAAACCCTTGCGCTCTATATCTGTACCCTGGGGCTATGGTTACGTTGCTTGTTAGGACATCGTACTCATACGACCCATTGACGTTTTTAATTAATGTTGAACCGCTAGTAACGGGAACAAAACAACCTTTGATTGAGAAATTGCCTGCGGCATTCCCCATGTTCATTAATTGCGTTGTGTTGGTCGATTTGGTTTGTAAGAAACACCCGTCAAAATTGCAGGTGTGGGACGTTGTGGCTAAGTAGATGCCCGTTACGCTATCTTCAAACCAACAACCGGTAAAATTAGCGACTTGAATGGTTGTGCCGTTAAAATCGTAGGCTCCAGACTGGCTAAAAACGCAGCCAACAAAACTCCAAGCAGATCCCGACAGCCCCGTTACGGCATTGGTGCAGCCAGAAAAAGTTGTGTTACTGATGCGTTGAGTTGCGCCGGCACCAATAACACCTCGGACTGCGCCAATTACAAAGCAACTACTGATTTCGCAATCGTGTGCAAAATCAGGAAAAGCGCCAGAACCAAGGTCAAAAGCAGTGTTGCTGGCTCCCGCCAACCCGCTAATAGTCAGGAACAAATACCGATTGCGCCAAGCACCGCCAACAACGGCAGCCGCATAGCCTTCAACAGCAATGTTGGCCAACGAATTTCCGTTTAACCAAATGTTTCGAACTGTGCAATTTTGCCAATTTTCGGTGGTGCCATTGCTGATGGACAACATTTTTCCGTTGGCCGCGCCAATCCATTTAATAATGGATCGCGCTGGCGCATTCACATCGCCGTCGCCATCGCCAAAAAAGATTTGTCCGTCTGAGTTTAACCGCAATGTTGACGAAATTGCGTATGTACCTTGAGGAATATAAACTGATTTGCCAGTGTTTAGCGCAGCTTGAATGGCCGTTGTGTCATCCGTAGTGCCGTTACCCACAGCGCCAAAGTCTTTAACGCTAACGGTTTGTTGCAACTTGGCACGAACCGTCGTTGTGACCGCACCCGTGTCACCTTCGTTGTACGTCACCAATGCCGCATCCGTCTGCTGGCCGGAAGTCAGCGACTGCACAGTGGTGAACTTGACCAACGCGCCAACATGAAGGCCGGAATAGAACGTCACCGTGCTGGCGCTGGTTTCAACGTAGCTGTACGTCAAGCCGTTGTACTGGTTCACGCCATCGACAAACACGCTCAAGGTGTTGGCACCAGGCACATAGGGGTTGACCAGCGTAAAGACCGTCTGCCCCGCTGTGGCGGTCTGGATTTCTTCTTGCGCGAAGAAGTTTACAAAGTTGGAGTTGATGCCAACGATGTTGTCATAGGTGGCGATCAGAACGTCGGTGCTGTCCTTGAGCAAAAACTTGTAGCTGGTGCCATCGGTGAGCCAAGTCTCACCTCCAGGCACGCGGCCACCGGAATCCAGCACAATCGGGTTGGCGTGAGCCGTACCGCCAGAAGATGACGTGTACGTCGCTGCGGGCGTAGTGGTGCCAGCGGCGTAGGTGTACAACTTGCCGCCAGAGAGCGGCACGCCGTTGTTAGTAAAGAACTGGGCCGCAACGCCGCCCACAGGTGAGAGGAAGACGGCCATTGTGCGCCTCGATTATTCGTATGCGACGGTGAAAGAAGCGGAGTTAGCAAGGACGATGTACAGGCCCTTGTTAAAGAACAGCCCCGACGGAATGTTGGCATAGGTCGTGCCAGCGGCAACCGTAATGGTGTCCAAAATCTTCGGATCGCTTGCGCTGCTAGCCGGTGAATCATAGACGGTCAGCGTGCCGGAAGAAGTCGTAGAAACGACGATACCAAACAGCTTGCCAGCGCCGACCTTGACTTGCGTGGTCGCACTGGTCTGGGTGTAGTTAGCCATGATGAATCCTTATGCGAGGAATTTGAGTTTGTACAGGGTCGACAGGTACAACTCGACTATCCCGTCTACCAGATTATGCAAAGCGGTGTCGGATTTGTCGATGACTTCGTACCGCGAGGCTTCAATTTGCGCCAGCGAATCTTCCAGAAATTCAATGATGTTGTTGGACTTCTTGGCCGAGTGCAGCGTAATTGGCCCCATCAGCCCGTGACGGCCCTGATACGCCTCCGACAGCCCATCGGCCAGATCCACAATGCCCTCGTAGAACTTCTGCAAGGCTTTGTGCTTGGCATAGCTGCGGGTGTTCAAATGCACTGAATGGGTCACATCGCGGGCTAAAAACAACTGCCCGATGAAATCTGCCATTGTCATTGCATCATCCCCTGATCCGGTGTTTCGCGTCCGGGCATCTCAGCCACCAGATCGCCCGACGTAATCATTCCGTGGACAGTCCCCAAAACAATATCTTGTATCTGTTCCGGCGACATACTGGCCTGCACAGCGGTCAGACGCTTGGTTTCCGCGTCAAACGCCTTAACTTGCGCTTCAAAGTCCTTGCGCTTCATGTCCTGCGCTTCCATCGACTTGTTGACGTTCTGAAGCATCTGGTGCATCTGCTCCATCTCCTGCCCCATTGCCTGCATCTGCTGGTTGGCAGCGGCAAGGGCCGGATCCTCGTCTTGGTCGTTAATGAGCTTAGGATCAATGGTCTTGGCAAACCGCTTTGCCATTTCCTGTGCGCCGGGCCAGTCCATGTTCTTGACAAACAGATCGCCCGCCACCGCCCACAACTGCGGGTTGCCTTGCAGCATTTGGCCCATTGCTTCCATCGCCTCTTGGCGCTTGGTCGCGTACCCTGGGCCAGTCACCACCATCACATCGTACTTGCCAACGCTGGGGTTGTAGATCTTGTCAATCACAATGCCGCGCTCGTCTACGATCTTCTTGACCGCTTCGGGCTGCATCGGGTTGATCTTGACGGCCTGCGACTCGCCGTCTTCCTTCACAATCCGCGCCACGCGCTGCGTGTCGTAAATCTTAGGAATCAGGTCGATCAACTGCCGCGCTAAGCGCCGTACCGCACGGGCGTAGTTGTCGTTGTAGTGATACGTGCCGGTGTCGCCTTCTTTCTGGCGAGCCAGAATGGCCTTACCCGAGCGTTCGTTGCCCGCCATGCCCAGCGAAGCGTTGTACTGCCCCGTGACGGACTTAATGTCCTCCGCAGCCCCCGCCTTGGCCTGTAGGAGGCCGCTGGAGGCCATAGGAGGCTGCGCCCTTGAGGGTAGCGGCAGCATACCGCCCGCGCCGTCTGTGACGTCTGGGTTGACTTCCAGATAGGGCCAGTTGTTGGTGTTGGCGGTCTTCCACTGGGCTTCGTAGCCCTCAAACTGACCGCCGTAGCCAATAAACGGTGCCTTGGGTGCCAGCGCCAGCATTTCGGCTTCTTGGCTGACCCAGTAGTTGTACATCCGCTGCGGGTCTTTGGCGTTACGCACCAGACCAGAGATGTAAATAC